GCAACCATTCTTGGATAGTTTTTCTACCAGGTTTAAATGGCTTCTCAATCAATTCTATTTTTCTACTAGTAACGAAACTGGCCACATTTCGTTGATGTGTGAAGCCAGGTGTATTATTTAGGAGGCCATCTATCGCTGACAAGGACATATTTGTCACAACTGCCCAAGCATCCTTTAAGTCATCTTTAATATCTGTATTCCAAAATTCATTATTAGGTCTAGGTTTATTTCTTACTCTAATTGGTCTATCTGTATGTTTTTTTAATTCTGTTGTTACTTGTTCTATCCATTGGTCTTGGTTTAAACCGTGTATAAACTGACACACTGTTGGTGATGAAGGACATAATAAGATGTAATCAGCACTTGTTTTCCAACCTTTAAATTCTACATCTATACCTTGACTATTTAAAATATTCCACCTTTCAGGTGGTGCCACATGCATACGAATAGTATGAATATTACCTTTGCAAATTCTAAAGTATGTTTTATCATAATTGTGTATTTTAGGTTCTGGATATCTTGTAATTTGTTCTGTTAGATAACCTACATCAACATACCACCACTCTTCGCCTTTTCTTTCACACTCATTTATTTCAGGTATATTTTTACCTGCTAACCCCCAAAAGAAGTGTATAGGTTTATCTTCATCTTTCCAACCTTTTTCAATGGCAGGCCAGATTTGGTGTGATAGACATTTATCCCAAGCTAATTTGTGTGTAATAATCATTGTAACCTATCAACTACTCTTCTTGCTGTACCATCTCCGATTTCTTTCATATTAAACTGACAACTTAACAAACTATCAATCCAATCTTGTCTTAAATCATCATCTGGATAAAAAGGTGTTTCAATTCTACTTATATCTATTTCTGCAACTGGCACGGCTTGAGATATATGGTCACAAAAAACAGGCACACCTTGTGTTATGGCTGTGATAGCTGCTGTTGATTGATGAGTTACTAAAGCGTGACAATCTTTCAGATGGTCCATTAAATTAATTTTTGTATCTTTTTTTCTAACAATAATATTTCTACCTGTGTAATTTGAAAGTTCTGCAATCATTCCTTCAATCCACATTTCTTCATCACCTAGGTCATATAATCTACAAATTGCTTGTGACGGTGGACATAATAGTATATGTTCACCACTCTTTTGAAATGGTTGTGTTATGATAGGTTTATATCTCTCAATTCTATCATAATCTTCTTGTTCTAAGTCAACAAGTCTATTAAGTTGCATTTGTGATTTTATAATTCTATACTGAATATCACCACTATAATTTCTAGTAGCATGAAAGTATGCGTGGTCCATATAATAAAAAGTATGTTCTCTCTTTTGGGATTCCCATATAATAGTTTCTGTGCCTCTTAGAGTACCCACTACTGCAACAGGATTTGTAGTCCACTTTTGCATATCAAAAGTAGGCCATCTACCCACACCAAAGGCAGCTATATCACTTACTGCATTTTTATGAGTTACATCACAAAATGCTCTTAGTATATTATCTTTAGCGTTTCTATTTGTTTCAAAGCCTTCAATCATTACCAATCAACATACATTCTTTATAATTATAAAACCAATCTTGTGAATAATCTACATCTTTATATTCTTTAAACCAAGGTCCACCCTCAGTAAAATGTACATTATTTACATCTTCTTTATGGTCATACTCACCTACTAACCAATTCCATTCTAAAGGCAAATCTCCGATAAGGTGGTCGCCTTCCAGCCACTTAAATTGATGTAGTTCTAAACCTGTGGCTGAATTAACATAGTCTGGTGTTAATGCACTACACTTAGCACAATTCATTAACATAAAACTAGACCAATTCTTTTTAGGATAGGCTGTCTGTGTCTGGCCTAAAAACTTAGTAGTATTCTTAGGTGTATAATCGTGTTTACACACTTGTACGGCATACTTGTCATCTCTTAATCGCCATAGTTCTGCAATATCTTCAAACATTAACATATCACAATCCATAAACAATGCCCAACCTCTATAATTCATAAGGTGTGGTATGATAAATCTACTAAAAGAAAACTCAGTAGAAGATAGATTATTTCTCTCTCTTACAAAGTCATCTTTTATATTGTTTAAAGCAATAGGTGTTATTGCAACTGGTTTTGTACTGTTCTGTATGATACTATGTGACAATACATTATAGGCTACTCTTTCTTTACTATCGTATCCAATAAAAACATTAATCATTGGTTATTACTCCACTCTGGACTGTGTAACTCAGATTTTCTCTTACCTTTTCTATGGTCAATATAAGGATTCATCACCTTATCTCTTGCCATAATATGGCCACCATTGCCGTCACCCCATTTTGTTTCTGAGTAATGAATATCGTCCATCATATTCTTTCTGGTTTCATCAAATGCGTGACAATCTGTCCAATTTTCTAAATTGTATATGGTATCTTCTTTATACAAATTTAAATAGTGACCAAAAAACTTTTTACTAATTAATTTATTATTATTAAAACCTATAAAACCTGTTTCTGTATATTGATTTGGTCTATCATAGAAACCAACAAATATATCTTTTGGTAAAATAGTATCATATGCTTCTAATGGTATCTGTTTGTTAAATACCATATCTGCATCTACAAAAAACATTCTATCTGCGTATTCTCTAGCTGCATTTTGAGCAAATACTTTATATGAAAATCTTACTGCATCTTTAAAAAAACTATCTGTAGGTTTATGTTTGTTTCTTTCAATAAACTCTTTTAAATCTGGTTCGTGTTGAAACAAATCTAAGTAAGTTACATTCTTAACAGCAGGATATAATGCAACATTATCCTCTACAAAAACATACAAGTGTAGTTTTTGATTGGTGTCTGCATATGTTTTGATTAGTTGATGTGCATATTCATCATATAATCTTTTATTGTATGTTGTAAATAAAATACTAGACATATCTCTCTAAATCACCACCTATCATATCTCTAATTAAATCACCTAAGTCGTGTTTAGGAGACCATCCTAATTTCTCTTTTGCTTTTGTACAATCACCAATTAATAAATCAACTTCAGCTGGTCTAAAAAATTTAGGATTTGTTTGTACTATAATCTGATTGTTTCTTGCGTCAAAGAATTCGTGTCCTTCTTCTTTGTATGGTATGTCCATATAATCTAAACACTTTCTAATAAACTCTCTAACTGTATGTGTTTGGCCAGTTGATATGACATAATCATCTGCTTTATCTTGTTGTAACATTAACCACATTGCTTCAACATAATCTTGTGCGTGACCCCAATCTCTTTTAGCATCTAAATTACCAAGTTCAATTGGTTTACTTGTCTTAGACCACTCTACTAAACCTTTTGTAATCTTTCTAGTTACAAATTCTTCACCTCTAAATCTACTTTCGTGGTTGAATAAAATACCACTACTTGCGTGTAGATTATAACTCTCTCTATAATTTACTGTTAAGTGGTGTGAATATGTTTTTGCAACACCATAAGGACTTCTAGGATAGAATGGTGTTTTTTCTGTCTGTGGAGTTTCTTGCACTTTACCATACATTTCACTTGTTGACGCTTGATAAAATCTTACATCAGGATGATGGTTTCTAATTGCCTCTAATATGTGTAATACACCTAAAGAGTTAACCATTGTAGTGACATGTGGTTGTTCAAAAGATAGATGTACAAATGATTGAGCTGCTAAATTATAAAACTCATCTACTTTACATTTATCTAATGCCTTGCCGATATTATATGGTTCCATTAAATCAACATCAACAAATTCAATATCACTGGTAATACCTAGTTCATCTAATCGCCAATAACTTTTACCTGTGTTTCTTCTTTGAGCACCATATACTTTGTACCCTTTATCTAATAATAGTTTCGCTAGATAAGCACCGTCTTGGCCTGTGATACCTGTTATAATCGCCTTTTTCATTATACCCTCTCAAATATTAATCCATTATCTTTCCAAAATTCTCTTTTCATTGTAGAAAGTTCTATTGATTTTTCTGTTAAATCTTCTCTATATTTAAAACCATATCTGCCATATAGTTCTAACCAATAATCCAATGGTTCACAATTAACATGGTGATGACCAGGTTTACCTGGTTCTGAATATGTAACAAATACATATTTACCTTTTTGCATTAAGTTCATCCAGTTATCTTCATATTGTTTTTCAACATGTTCAATAAACTCACAACACCATACTAAATCAAAGTTCATATCAATGTGTTCTAATTTACCTTTTGTAAAATCGTGTATTTCAAATATTTCTGGTTTTTCTCTTGTAGTTACAAAATCACCATCAACACCTCTTGCGTCAAAACCTAATCTAATTGCCTCATACACCATACCACCTGGACCACAACCAATATCTAACATTGATTTACAGTTTAGTTGGTCTCTTGCAAACTCTAATAGACCTGTATCTATGTGTGTGACATTACCGTGGCCACCTAAATGTTTTGGTAATCCTTTTATATTACTCATCTAACAACTCCATAATTCTTGGTGTGATAAAGTCTTCGTCTGCAAATTCACTCATTAAGAATTCTGTAGAAGCCATTTGTTCGTACCATTTTAATACTTCTTCACTACTTGCATAATGTAAATTTTCTATCTTTGTATAATCTGTATTACCTAGTCCTACACCAAAACTATGTTGAGTTGTAATTGTAGGTATACCTAATTCTGTTAATTCAAATATACTTGTACTACTATCTAATACAGCACAATATAAATCTTTTGCAAGGTCAGTAAGTCTGGTAGGACCTGTCATCACTTCAACACCTAAATTTTCATAAGTCAGTTTACTATGAGGATGTGCCTTAACAACAATCTTTCTGTTTGTTGCTTTTTTAATCCAATGTACCGTCTGTGCAACAAATTCAGCAACAGGTATTGAGCTGGTAGGGTCATCTTCTAATCCTGGTAAAATTACAATATAACCATCTTTGTTATTTTTCCATTGATGATTAAACACATTTTTAAATGTAAACTTATTTTCTTCTTCTATAAGTTTTAAATTCTTTTCTAGTCTACCTTTGATTGGTTTACACCATTTAGTGTGGCTAAACACCCAATGATTTAATCCCATTCTATAAAATCTTGGTGGTATTACTTTATAAAATTTATTAATATAGTTACACTTCATTCTACTAAGTGTAGCACTCTCTAAATGTATGATATTTTTATTGAAGTGTTTGGCGAACATATTAACCATTTCATTTCTATGGTTCATAACTGCCATTTTATGATTTTCTGCATTTGGTAACCATTGTCTTTTAGGGTGTGTGCTACCAAAGGTACCATTATTTAAAAAGAAGTCACTACTTTTCATATGCCAAAAATGTTCATAACCAAACGCCGTTACATCAGATAAATCAATAATTTCGTGTTTACCTTTTAATGCGTTTGCAATTGCTGTAGGCGCTTTTGACTTATCAAACTTTACTATTTTCATAACCAACCTTTGCTATATAATAACTATCAACAATATCTGATATAGGGTTACCTACTTTATCAGTATCAAAAATCTTTTTTAAATCAATATTTGTTTCTTTTAGGAAAAATTCGTACATCATATCTTTATCTGCATTGCCTTTTCCTGTTGCACCTTTTTTAACAACACTAGGTACAACTGTGTTCCAAGATAATGCCTCTTGTTCAAGTCTGTATTTGAGTATGCCACAATTTTCGGCAATTTGAAAAACGCCTTGGCCTTTAGAACCAAATGAATAACCCTCAATATATATTTCATAGTCACCTTCGTGTAAATCATATAATATATAGAATACCCAATCTGATATTAAACCAAATCTATGCATTGGGTTATCCCACTCATCATGCATTTGTCCTATGATATTAGGACTCATTTTACCATCATACTTTTTCTTACTAGTAAGATAATAAAAACTTTTTTTATCGCCCTCCATAACACATACGGCAGGACTTGTTAAACTATAATCAATTCCAATTATCGTCTTCGTTGTTTTCGTTAGTCCAGATTTCTGGTTCTTCATATTCTTCCCGTTCAACTTCATATCCACAAAAAGGACAAGTTAACGGCTCTAAGTCTTGCTCGTCAATATCCCATGTTATGGTATATTTAGTTTCACAGGAAGAACAATGTTTTTTTGCTTTTTCGTTACTCATTATAGCTTAAACTTCTTAAATTGGTCCTTCGTAACATCTTGTTTAATACCACCAATCACATAACTTTCAATTTCAGTTTCTTGTGGTGCGTTTTGTGTAGACCTGCTGTTCAACCAATGGTCTACCCAAGGCAATGGATTTTGTTTTTGTTCGTATCTTGGTTCTAGGCCGATTGCTTTCATTCGTCTGTTCGCCATATATTCTACAAACTGGTGTAACAGTTTTTCGGATAAACCAATCATACTTCCTTTGGAAAATAGATATGTTGCCCAACGCTTCTCCTCCTGTACAGCTTCATCATACATTTTGTAAACTTCAGGTTCATTGTCTTTCATAATCTTCATCATATCTTTATCATCACCATTTCTCCAGTTATTAATAACTGTTTGTGACATTGCAAGGTGTTGACTTTCATCTCTTGCAATAAATGAGATAATCTTTGCTGAACCTTCTAAAAGTTTTAATTCACCAAATGCAAATGAACAAGCAAATGATACATAGAACCTTAGGCCTTCTAAGATATTCACAGTACACATAG